GTGTATTCCACTTCAATTTGAGCCCCTGGCATCCACACGCCATGATTGCGCCACAAAACGCCGTCTTCTGCGAGTGCGTACTCAGCAGAAGGCAAAAGGATACCATCGACCTTTACGCTCGTTATCGCCGTAACTGGCAATTCTGGCAGGAACAGTTTGGTTGACCCGGTTCCGGTAAACGAAGCCGTGGCAATCTCGAACCATTTGTCGATAAACTCGTGCCAGACCAAAGGGCGGCTATCAGCATCACACCGCCTGTGCGCTTCTTCCCGTGAAACTTCGAGAGCAACTAATTCAGCATCAAAACGCTTTACTAATATATCCACTTTTGCTCTGTCTCGTGTAGCTGTAATTATCCAGGCGTTTAACTCATTGTGAGAAGATATTAAGTTATACACGTTTTCAATAAGGTCTAATATAAAGCTGTCCAATGTCTGAACCCGTTTTTTCTCTGGCAACCCTGAAATCGCCTGGTAAAGCGCGTCATAGTCACAAATCACGTCGCCGGCTTTTGCGTGTTCTCGCACATAGGTTGTCTTGCCAGAGCAAGGAGCGCCCCAAATTACAGTTCTCATATGCCGCTTTCCAAAGTAGGCGCTTTTGGTTTTCTTACCCACTTTACCTTACATTGGCAATTTGCGTTATCGTCAGCCTTGCCCTTATAATCGCGTGGGTATTTAAGCCCATTACTAAACACGCCGCGCTTCTCAACATATTCGCCATTCAAACGCTTGTGATCGGGACGTGGATTGCTACTTGTGGTTGTCCAGATTTTCCCTACAACCTGGTCAACCGCGTCGGCAATCTTGGCTTCAACATAACTCTCAATCATCGCCTGACGTTCCTCAGCCAATTTCACCGCCCTTACAGCCAGAGCGGCAGCAAACACTTCCTTGATTGCATCTGTCGGGTTTTCAGCCTGTAAAGCCTTTTCCAGGTCTTCGTATGTTCCGTCGTTGATATACTCAGCCGCAATCCTTGCGTTCTCGTGCAACCACTCTTCCATCTGCTCGCGTTTATATCCAGCTCCTAATTCACCAGAAAACGCATCTGCAAACGCCCAAGCGGTTTCATTGGTCAACTCCAGAAAGTCCTCTGCCACCTCCCTATCCCAGCGATCTTTATCCCAAAGCACGTTCAGCCTGTCCATTTTAGCCTTCGGTAACACAGCGTCTCTCTGGCGCGTAAACACATCCACCAATAACTTGCGCCACTTTTCCTGATACTCCGTGTCAAGCTCTGGATATTCCGGAACAAAGGATACTGCTGTAGTCTTGGTCTCGATATTTTCGGCATCATCTTTTTTTTGCTGGCTCAGCACCATTTCGGGGGTTGTCATGTTGAGAGGGGTGACCAGAGTGTCAGCCAGGGGGTTTTTCAGACGCGGCAGATTCAAAATCGCACGACCTTCGTTTGGCGTCATATAAGGCACACCGACGGATTGCCGTAAAGACTCAAGCTGCATGCTGAAGTCGGATTGCAGTTTCTCGTCAATGTTAAATTCGGTGTAAGCATTTTTGAGATCAGGGAATTCGCTCAAATACTGCAAATCCCAATCATCTTCCAACCTTGCACACATCGGGCTGAGCACGTCCATATAAAGCGATTTATGCAATTCTGTAATGTTTGCGAACGTGCTGCGATCCAGAATGCCAACCATGGGTGGAGGAATGTGGAACGCTCTGGCGCACTCTTCGCGGTTCAACTTTCTGCTCTCAACATACTCTGTTTCTTTTGGACTGAAAGAAATCGGCTTGAAACTCATGCCCTCTTCCAACAATGCTGTCTTGCCGCTGTTGTCATCGCCCGCATACATTTCCTGCCATTGCTGGCGGAAGTTGCGCGCTGCCGCCTCGCTCATTTCTCTCGCCTCAAGTGGTCTTTCAATTACACCTGAAATGCGAGCGGCGTTCTTCCAAAATCCAGAACTGTACTTAGATTTTTCCCATTCCTCAGCAAGAACCTCACGCAAACCCTCAAGCGGAGACACTCCCGTTGTTGAGTTTTCGGGGTTATAAAAACGAAAATGGATAATGTCTTCTGGCTGGTATTCTTTCTCGATATAACCAATCTTGTACTTCGTTGGAACTAACTCGCCCTTGACGCTCATCAGCATATAAGGCACGCGCTGAAGCGCAAATATCTCTCCGTCAGCGTTGCGGTGTTTGAGCAGATAGCCATTACCGCTGATCAACATGTCCGCGACTGCCGCCTCGATAAGTTGATATTGTGTAACCTTGTACTTTGCCGGAAGAGGCTGTTTCAGTATTTGAACTGATTTGTGTTCCCGCACTCTCTCTCTGTCATTGTCTTTTGACCGCGTATAGACGTGCAAACCAAGGTGAGCGATGTTTCGTGCCAGGAAGTCTACACAAATGCGGACATTCATATGGTTTCGGTACATCGCCAAATAATCAAAATTGTAATCAGACCTAATCGCAGACATGACAATGTTTGACGAGTTCGTCCACCAGCTTGCCGGCATAGTTATCAGGTTTGTTTCAGAGATAATTGTTGTCATGCGACCACCTGTATAAATTCGATTTCTTTGATGAAAATGATTGTTTCTCCGTCAAGCTTCCTTGCTCCATCAGGAGAAAGCCACTCGGCATTTTTAAGTACAATGCAGTCGCCTGTTTTCTTCCAGATAACGCCACGAAAATCTTTGCCAAATTTTGTGTTCACAATCACGGGCTTTAGTTCTGCATACCATCCGAAAATACTCATAGCACAACCAGTCCTCGACGCTCATACACAGAATCTTTGCGTCCCACGGAATTGCGTACCGCCCGATCAGTTGCCATGATTGCTGCGACCACGCCGTCTATCTTTTGTCTGCTCTTTTGCTTATCCGGCTTGATGTTTCCAGCCGCGTCAGTCGTAACCATGACGTTATCTGCCATCCAACGCATAACCGGATGACCACCGTGCCTGACCCTGCCCTGCCTGATCAACCGCTCAACTTCTTTTGTCGGAGGTGACATTGATACGTATCCCTGACCAAATCCAATAAGCGTGAAGCCCATATTGGTAAGCGTTTGTGAAATCTGTGTCGCTCCCCATCGGTCAAAAGCAATTTCTTTGATGTTGTAAAGCTCGCCTAACCGCTCAATTTCACGAATGATATACTCATAATCAATCACGTTTCCTGGGGTGGCTATCATATACCCCTGATTAACCCATGCAAGATACATGTCTCGATCCTTGAATCCTGGGTCGCTCAACTTTGATTCTGGCACGAAAAGTGAAGGTAACCAAGTGTGTAACTCGTCCTCGCCACTTTCATTCGGGAAATCCAGCACAAATGCCGCAACGTCAGAAACTGACGCGAGATCAAGCCCGCCATAGCAGACTGACCCTTCAAGCAGCTTAGGATCAATGGCTGGTTCGCCGCATTTATCCCACACGTTCATGTCAAGCCAGCGCGTTTCCTGGCTCGTCCACATATTGAGGTACAGACGCTTGAAGGTGTTTTGGTATTGCGGGCTTGAGAGGGCTTTTTCAAATTCCTGCCTCAAATAGTCAATCTTTACCGTGTGACCCAAACTTGGGTTGGCTTTTTTCCAAGTCTCTTCGCTCGTCCAGTCATCCTCGTGGGTCAGCTTCGAAAATTACAGGGTAAAACCAATCGCGCTGTATGATGCCTTCAGAAACTTGCTTTGCCGTCTTGTAAACCTCATAGCAGATGGATTCGCGATCATAGCCAGCCGTGCTGAACGAAATCAATAACGGCTGCCTGCGCGCGCCAAATGAGGTTTGAATCACATCGTAAAGCTCGCGGTCTTTTTGGGTATGCAACTCATCGAACAGCGCAGCATGTAAGTTTCCGCCATGCTTGCCCCCTGCGTCAGAGGAAACAACTTTATAGACAGACGCGCCCTGCTTAGCAATGATTGCGTTTCTGAAAGCGTTTACCAGTTCGTCCAGCTTGTCATTCTGTTTAACCATAAAGCGAGCGGTGTCGAAAATAGCGCGCGCCTGCTCACGATCCGCAGCCACAGAAATCAGCTCCGCGCCTGGCTCGCGATCTACAATCAGCAGGTAAAGGGCGATGGCTGCCCCAAGTGGTGATTTCCCGTTTTTTCGCGCACAAAACACAAATGCTTCTCTGTATCGCCGCAGCCCCGTCTCCTTGTCTTTCCAGCCAAACAAATTGCGGACAAATTCTTTTTCCCAATCCAAAAGCAAAAAAGGCTTTCCGCCCAACTCCCCTTTGACGTGGGTTATGTAATTCTCAATAAAATCAACCGCAACCTGACCTGCCACTGGATCAAATTCGTACTTTTCAAGATCGCAATTCCAGGGGTCGTACTTTTTCACGTAAGCTCCAGCTTAGGCTGTCTTGCCCAATATTCAATTCGCTTATCGGCAATCTCGATGTAATCCTGCTCTCGCTCAATTCCAATAAAATCCCGCCCTTCAAGAACGCAAGCGCATCCAGTTGAGCCGCTACCCGTGAACGGGTCAAGCACAACTCCGCCCGTTGGCGTTTTTGTAAGCCGTACAAGGTAGCGCATCAAGGAAATTGGCTTAACGGTAGGGTGGTGATTTTGCGCATTGGCGGATTTTCCAGCATAAGGATTTTCGCCAATCGAGCCATCGTCTCGTACTCGTAACAAGCCAGCACTACCATCTTTGCGACCAGTCATCTCAGTAGACTCACGTTCCTCCATCCCCTCCAGTCCAGCATTACGTTCACTTCGACTTGCCTTAGCACAGTAGAAAAAGCGAGAGGCGGAAGCCGTGATAATTTTGCCATTAGTTTGCTTTTGCGGTTTTACTCCTTCCCCTCCAGCACTAAATCTCATTGGCTCAAGCTGTTTGAATTCGCTAACATCGTTTGCCTGCTTGCATTCCGGAAACACTTCCAGCACCTCGTCCGAACCGTCATGAATGAGATTGGCAGGAAAACGACCGAGAGTGTTGCTTGCAACTGGCTCTGTACGCTTGCCGTCAGGCAACTCCCCAACACTAAATGAATTTCCACCCGCGCCGTTAGGATACGAATAGCTATCATCGGTAGCCACCCTACCCCCGTCAATCCACAAGCCAGCCACGCCCCAAGTTAGCGCGTTATTGACGAAGTTGCCGTCTACCGGCTTCATTGCCACAACAATAAGTTCCATTGCTGGCTTTAAGGCTGTACCGTAGCCCTCCCACCTTCGTATATCTTGTGTGCTCGGTTGTTTGGGAATAGCATCAGATTTTCCAGCCGATTGTCCTGTGGGTCGTGATTGATGTGATGTACTACCTCCGCCCGCATTAATGGTCTGCCTATTTTCACCGCTATCAGCAAGCGATGCTCCATCACATATCCGTCTTTTCGCGCCATTGTCAGAAACTCTTTCGGACATCTCACATATTTGATTGGCTTGTAATTCCCGTGTTTCCTGAAATAAGTCACTCCCCCTTTCCATGCCGGATTGTCCGCTCCGTATTTCGGGGGCGGAAAATTGTTTCCGTTCGTCAAAGGATGCGCCCTGTTTCTGCAAGCCCGACTGCAATATTTCCCTTTGTTCCGCTTCATCGTTGACGGTCTGCGATATATTGGCTTCCCGCACAAGTCGCAAGTCGTGTTCGGATACCTTTTCGGTTCTGCCATATTGCTTCTCCATTGCTTTACTAATATTTAGCGATTTTGGGAATCCTGACCCATATACGTAAGCGATAGTATCTCTAATTTCAAAGCCGGCGTCCTCAATCGCGCAAACCATGCGGTGATATGTGCGAGTACCGCCGAATGCCAGTAGAAGCGCGCCTGGTTTCAGCACGCGGTAGACAGCTTCCCAAGTCGCAACCCGGAATGCCACACCGCTTGAATCCCATCGCTTGCCCATAAAGCCTAACTCGTAAGGCGGGTCGGTTATGCAGGTATCCACGCTGTTCTCGTTAAGTGAGCGCATGACTTCCAGACAATCGCCTAAGTGTAGTTGAACGGTCACTCAGTCTCCCCCTCTACTTTTGCGCGAGCTGCGGCAAACAATGAGTCTGCCAGACTTTTCCCCTTTTCTTCTGGTGTGCGCGCCTTTACGCGCGTCCGTTCTGCCGGTGTAAGCCCAAACTGACCTAACATCAGCTTGCATCTGTTCCACGCTTGGTTAGCAATCCCAACGTTAGGGTGCTGGTAAACTGTACCCTTCTCGGTCACTACAACTGTTCCAGATTCCTTCAAATCCTTGCGGGCTTGAAGAAGATCGCCATAAGCCATGCACAGCAATTCAAAAGCCTGGTGGTCTCCATCGGTGTATAGACCCGCTTCAATCAGCTTGGGCAGCATCTCTTTCCACAGCCGCTTTCCGTATAGATTGAGTGTTACTGGCGGCTTGGGGTTGTCATCCGGAACGTCAAAATTAGCCTGCGCCTGATTGACACGGCTCTTTTTCAACGTTCCTTGCGCTTCTTTCAGCGCGTCTGGCAGCGGAGTTCTACCTCGCATTGCTGCCCCACCTTTCGCCCTTTTGACTGTGTTCCCGTTCATGACAAGATCGGCATAAAGCCTCTAAGTTGTCAAAATCGTCTGAGCCCCCATCGCGTTTGCGAATGATGTGATGCGCGATTTCACTCGGCGCTCCGCACCTCTCGCATGTAGGGTGCTGGCTAAGAAATATCTTTGAGTGCCTTCGCCACATTTGGCTCGTGTATTTAATATCGCGCGGTCGCTCCCATTGCTCCATGTATTCGCGCTGATGCTTATCACATCTGTAAACACCTGGCTTTGTCACTAAATTAGGACAGCCAGGAACCATGCACGCTCTTGGAGTTGAGTAAGCCACCGCCTATTCGTTCCTTAGCCCTACAGGGCTTGCTGACGCTTCAAACACAAGCGCGATGCCCTGCCTTTTTGTTTCAGCCAGCATTGCCATTT